GTCCGGTAAGTGGCACCTCTAAAAAACAGGGCAGGCTGCTGCGCGTCGCTCCTCGCTCCCTTGTGCAGGTTGCAGGGCTTGCACGCGGCTCGTAGGTTCGATGGGTCCACTCCTCCACCCCACGCCTTCGGATGGATGTGGTCGATGCATGTCGCCACCCCGGTGCAGTACGGCCCGCGTATCTGGCACTCGTAGTTATCCCGGCGCATGACCAGCGGCAGTACCTTACGCTCCACGTTGGCAGGCCAGTGGCGTTGGCGCTTCATGCCGGCATCTCCACCAAGGTGTCATGACCATCGGCGTCCATGACCTCGCGGATGCGGTACTTCGGTACGTCGACGGCGATGCGTCGTACCTTCTGCGCGATGTGCGGGTGTGGGATGCGGGCCACTCCATCGCGGAACGTCACCATCTGGTTGCCCACCCGCAGCTTCAGCGTGGGTAGCTCAGTGCGGAAGATGCCCGATTCGACCGGGAACTCCGGCCCTTGGATGGGTAGCGGGGCTGCGGCCATCTTGCGGATCGCCATGCCGTACAGCTCGGCGAGACGGGCGAGGGCGGGCTTCTCGGCGTGGTAGCGGTTGACGTGGGCCAGCCCCTTGACGGCGTACTCGGCTCGGAGGTCGGGGTTCTGCACCATGTCCCGCAGTGCATCGGCGATGGTGTCCACCGTGGCCTCGTAGAACGGCAGGCGGTCGGTGTTCCACTCCTGGCGCATGCGGGCCAGCGTCCACTCGTCGGCCCCTGCAATGACGGGAATCCCCATGCCCCATGCCTCGATAGCGTTGCAGCCGTAGCCGAGGCCCACCTGATCGAAGTACACATCTCCTGCGGCCTTCGCCCTCAGCGATTCGGACCACGTCTTGCCCGTGACCACGACCAGCTCGACCGGCAGCCCTTCGGCCTGGAGGGTCCGTACGGCGGCCTCGAGGGCGTCGGTGGACTTGATCTCCCGGTTGGTGGGGCAGGACACCACCCGCACCTTGCCATCGTCGGGGCGGCGGTGTTCCTCTCGAATGGCGGCCAGCTCGTCGAGGTCGTAGGCGGTGGGCAGCCAATGCAGGATGTCGGGCGCCTTGCGCTGGAGGTCGATGGTCGACACGGCCTGCACCATGTGGAACCGCTTAGCCGCTGCCAGCAGGGGCTCGGGGCTGTTGCGGAACAGGGTTCCGTGGTGGTGCAGCACGGCCGGCTTGCGCTGCGCCGGCATGTGCAGCTTGCGGTAGGCGGCGTCCGAATTGTTGAGATGGATGACGTCGGCCTCGTCGGCCAGCGCCTGCACCTCGGCATGCGTCTGACGTGACCAGTGGATGTCCTGCGGGAACTGGAAGTACGCGGTCGACGAGTGCGCCGAGCGGATGGACAGCGTTCCGACCTTCTTGGCGGCCTCGCGGAACCGCCCTCCGACGTCGGCAGGGTCGTACAGGCCCACGATCAGCGCCTTGAGGACGTCAGGGTCGTCCCCGTAGCGCTCCGCAGCCTTGTGGAATCGGTATCCCTGGCCGTTGGTGTCGAGGGCAGTGCCCACGCGCAGTACCTTCACCTTCGCATGGGCCTGCTGTCGCCGATGTGACTCTGCACGTCGAGGGTGGGGTCGTCGTCCACCATCTCGCCCTCTCGGTCGCCTGCCGCCCACATCCACACCAGCGCAGCGATCAGCACCAGCATGACGCCGATGACCACGAGCTGCGTGAGCGACAGGCCGAGAATCACGTCGCGTCAACTTCGGGCTTGAGGGCCGATTCGGAGGCGCGGCTGATGGCGGTTTCCTGCGGGGCGACCTGTCCACGGGTCAGCAGGCCGAGGCCCATGACCGTGACGCCGTTTAGCATGGCGAGGGTTTCGGGGCTGACCTCGAGGCCGTAGGCGGCGAACACGCCCACCACGGCGCCGACGGCGTAGGTGAAGATGGCCGGCGGGATGGGCCGCACGGTGTAGGCGTTGACCGCTGCGGCCACGGCGTTGATGGCGACCACCACGATGGCGGCCTGGTCGCCGTCCAGCCAGCGGAAGCCGAGCGTGCCGAGCAGCAGCACCAGCGATGCGGTGAAGCTGATCCACAGGGTCGGTTCACGTCCGAGGAAGTGCATTGGCGTCTCCTTGATGCAGTGCTGACTATATCCGTTGCGGACTGAAACTTGCTAGGGGTGATACACTTACGCTATGGAAGTGAATCAAACGGAGTACGGAGAACGCCCCGAGGTCGCCGCTATGCTGCGGAGAACCGGGCGGGGCAACGTAGCTGGGGTGTTCGTCGGCGGATGCGTGAGCCGAGGCATTGGCTCGTCGTTCCGCGCAGCGGCCCATACGCACTGGCCCGATGACGACGAAGGCCACGGTCGGTGGATATGCATCAGGTCGCCGAAGCGCGTTCTCACGCCGTCGGGCGGGCCGTCTCGGCTGCTCCTGCACGAGTGCGCCCACGTCATCGCACCCAACGCCAGCCACGGATCGGCCGCCTTCATCGCTGCATTGCGGGCCGTGGGCATACGGACGGATTCGTACTCGCGGGCGGGACGCCTCAGAAAGACCCGAGGATGAAGCGGCGCTGCTCCGAGTGCGGCGCCGAAATCGACGGGCGACGGGACCGGCTGACTTGCTCCGCCCGTTGCCGCGTCGCTCGTGCGCGCCGGTTGAAGCGGCTCCGTCCCTGAACGCACTCACGGGGCGCCCTCGCCCTTGATGCAGTGCTGGCATAGTCGGATGTCGCCGCTCTGCTCGAGCGCCGCTCCGGTGGTCACGTCCAGCGTCTCGCGACCCTCCACGTCGTCCACATTGCACTCCTCGCGCGGGTTGCGGTGCAGCGTGTCGACCCCTTCGTTGCGGTTGAGGACGTAGTACGGCTCGGTCATCATCGTCGGTATCCTCCATTGATGACGTACACATGGCGCCCCAACCCGTACAGGTGACCCCATGAGCCGTCGTCGTTGGTGGTGGTGCCGCGCAGCTGCCAGCCGCTCAGATTCGCCACCTTCTTTCCGGTCCGGTCGTAGACACCGTCGGCGCGCGTGAGATAGGCGATGTTGGCGTCACCGACGTCGAGGTCCGGTGTGGAGCGCACGTTGAATCCGGGGACCAGCGTGATGAGGGGGTAGCTGGTCGCACCGCCGGGTCGGATGCGCGCATCATTCTGCTGCGCTCCCCCGAGCATGAAGTCGGCGAAGTCGTACAGCATCCAGCGCCCGCTCTCGAGGATGAGAAGGTTCGTGTGGCAGTGAACGCCATACGTCGAGCGCACGTAATAGGAGCCGTTCCATATCGTGCCGGTGGCGCCGACGGTTGCGATCACCTGGCCCCGGCTGACCTTCTGGCCGACCTTGACCGACAGCGAGTTGCAGTGGTTGTACGAGTAGCGCGTGCCCGCGCGGATCTCCACCTCGACCACCCAGCCGCCGCCGTTGTACTTGTCATAGGCGGCGCGGGTCACGGTGCCCGCCTCGGCCGCCCTCAGCGGCGACCCGGCGGGCATGCCGGCGAAGTCCGTGCCGGCGTGGACGTTATCGTGGAGGACCGCGCCCTGGAACCAGACCCAGTACGCCTTGATCGTGCCGAGGTACCACATCGTCGGCTGCACGGCCATCTGTGACGGCCCGAAACGCTGCGAGATGTGGCCGCCGTCGAGCGGTAGGCGCAAGCTCATTTACTTCTCCCTGCGGGTGAGCAGCACGCCGGCCAGCAGGCCCACCAAGCCTGCCCCGGTCAGCAGGCCCAGCACGAACATCATGCCGTGGTCGAGGGTCATGGGATGAGGTTCACGACGACCACGAGGATGCCCACGATGGTGCCGGTGAGGCCGACATTCACGTCGCGCCTCGAAGTGTCACCTGAACGATCCTCGGAAGTACAGCGCCAGCCACCACACCGATGGCAGGCTGACCAGCAGCATGGCGAAGATGAGCATGGGCACCGCCGTGCCGGTCGGCAGGGTGATGAACTCCAGCCGCGACAGGGCCAGCGTGGCGGCGATTGACGCCACGATGAAGTCGCGGATGGCGAGTACGGCCCGCTCGCGCAGCGAGGTTGAGCTTTCCTTGAAGTGGCGGGACAGAATCCACACGGCCGCCAGGGGTGCGATGGGCAGCACGACGAGTGCCCCAACGGCCACGTCCTCGACGCTCATCGGTGATGGCGGAGGATCTTATCGGCACGTCGGTAGTCCATCAGCTCATTCGGGTCGCGGCCGGTGACGGCGGACAGGCGCTCGGCCACCCTGCGCTGTCGCCGTGAGACTTCCACGGCGAGGTCGTCGTCGACATGCGGCTCCTCCGGCGGTTCCCCGCGCAGCCAGGAGACGACCCTACGCACCATCGGTACTCTGCTCGGCGACGTCGGCTCCGGCTTCAGCCAAGCTGGTTCCGACCAGCGCCCGATCACGCCAGAACGCCAAGTCATCGAGGGCTCGCCGATGGACGCTTCCGGCCACGAGATCACCGTGGCTGAGAGAACGGATGACGAAAAGGAGGGTGGCAACGGCGACAGCCCAACCGCTGGCATTCGCAAGGGCGGGCAGGAGTTCCACGTCACGTCGTGGCCTCTACGCGCGACTGGGCGACGGAGTGGACCCGCACCGCTGAGGTATACCACTTCGGACAGGTGGCGTGTAGGTGCTTGCGGCCTTCACGTGAATCTCGAGCGACTGGACCATCTCGACCGCAGAATAACGCGGGCCGGCGCAGATGCACTCTGCGCTGGGCGATAAGTGTTGACCGTGGACACCGCACGCTGGGTCAATCTTCAGCCCGTCCTGGTCGAACAGGTCCGCGATCTCCATGAGGATGGCGATGGACGGCGCCAGCGCTGCCACCCGGTCCTCGGGCAGGATGATGCGCGAGCCGCGTGCCCAATGCGGGCAGCGGGAGCGACAGTGGCAGCGGCGTGGCATCAGCTCGCCCGCCTCATCCAGGCGTAATGGCCGCAGGGGATGCACAGCACGTCCTCGCAGCCGTCGAGGGGTGGCATGACGGTGCCGGTGTTCTGGCAGCCACAGTCGGGGCAGTAGCCCCAGTCGTCCTCGGCTTCGTCGGTCGGGGCCGGACAGAAGTCGATCATTGCCCGGTTCCCTTCTCAGCCCCGAGACGGGCGAGGCGGTTCACAAACATCGAGGCGTTAGCCCGGTCCTCGTTGGGCCGTAGGCACGTTGCTAGATCGGTGCCGCCGCCGTGGAACATCGAATGGAACACGCGAGCTACGGTGTCCACGTCGAGCGAGGGTTCGGGTAGGGCGGCTTCGCGGGCGTCAATGAGGGTGCAAAGGCCGCGAGCGACTAGGAACTCATCCCATGTGACGACGGTTGGCCTGCCGTTGCGGAACCCGTCCGGGTCCATGATGGTCATGCCGTCCGGGTGAGGCAGCCGGTTCCATTCAGCCCAATCCAGCCGGGGCTCCGCGCCCTCGGGGCTGCGGGAGTCGGCCCGACATTCGCCTTCGCATCCGGGCATTCGGCAACCCGGTGCGTGGGGGCTGGGGGTAGAGGGCTGGGGAGTGGGCCCTGTCATTGGCTTGCCTTCATTGCGGTGTCGGGCAGGACGATGCTGGCAGGCTCCACCGACACCCGGTACAGGCCCGCGTTCCAGTCCAGCCCCAGCGCCGCCACGGCGGCAGGGTCGAGGTCGACGAGGCGCAGCTGCTCGCCGTTCGGTCCCAGTCGCTGGTAGCAGTCGCAGAACATGGTCGGGGTCACGATGATGTTCTGCCCGGTGTCCAGCGCCGTGACTTGGATGGGGGCGCAGTCGGTCCACGGGTACTCGCAATCGTTGCGCGCCACGCCCGGACCGGGCCACCTCGAGGCGATGCCCTCGCCGTATCGGACGCAGCCCACCAGGCCGGAGGGCGAGTGTTCGGTGACGGGGTACGGCTTGCAGCCATCGTCAGCCCGGGCGGGACCCGCGCACAGGAGCAGTAGGACGACGACCAGGATGGCGCGGGTCACGTCGGCGCCTCCACCGGGAAGCACACCATGCAGCTGCGCCCATGCCGGCCGTCGTGGAGTCCCTTGCCACGCCAGCCCATGTACGTGGCGGGTGGATACGTTCCATCCGGTGCGCGTGACGGCGCACCGTCTCCGCTATTGTCACCGCTACCGCCTCCGCTATACGGTACCGTTACGGTCCCCACCGTAACGGTAGGCGTATCGGTCGGCGTAACGTCCTTACGGCGGGACCGTAACCGCTTCATGCGCTCCGATACGGTGACATCGCCTTCCTGCCACTCGTCCCAGCCGTCGACGTACAGCGCACCGGACGCCAGTTCGATGAGGTCGCCGTGCTGAATCAGGTACGGAATCCACCTGGAACGACGCTCCAGCAGCACCGAAAGTAGCCGGCGATTGCGGAATCTGCCACGCTTTGGCTGCTGTTCTGCGTGCATCAGGCACTCGAAGAAGGCCCGAAAGGCACCGTCGGGGTACTCGGACTTGCGGTCAACGGCGTTCGGATCGAGCCGAAGATACGACCTCATGGCACCCTCACAGCACAGCTCGTGCACACCGAGGCAGTGATGGAGTCGTGATACCGACGCGGCGTACGTTCGATATCGAAGAGCCGCTGCTGGGTCATGCGTCCATCTCGGAGTACGTACGTAGTCGCAGCAGGTTGGCCGTGTGCAGCTCCACCAGCAGGCGCTCGGCACGGTCCAGCACGTCCAGCGGCACCACATCGAGGGCGGTGAACTCGCGGACCAGCACCTCCATGCCGCGCACCAATGCCTCGGCCTGCTGGCGCTTGGCTTCAACCCTGTCGTGGTACGGGTGGCGGTAGTCCAGGCTGACCCGGACGGCGGGAGCCTTCATGCGGGCACCTCATCCTCGGGCCATGTGTAACCCGCGTACGAGCCTCGTTCAATCGCCGCGACCCCATCGGCGTACGTCTGGCGGGCACGCCGAATCATCTTGGGTGTCGCCTGCCCTAGTTCTACCGCGCGCAGCGTGTCGTCGAGCATCGCGGCGAAGTGATACGGGTCGGGATCGCGAGGCCATTCGGTCATGCGAGGAACCCCTTGCGCTTGGCCTCGGCCGGGTTCTCGTGCAGGTATGCATGGCAGATGCGGTGCACGGCCACCAGGTTGCTCGCCACGTCCTTGCCGCCCTGCGAGCGCCGGATGACGTGATGGCAGTCCAGTCGACCGCCGTGGACGCCGCACCATACGCACGTCCCCTCGGCCTCGCGGATGACCTCGGCGCGGATGCGCCAGTCGATGACGTGGGGCTTGGACTTCATGCGCTGCCGTTGGCGCACCGTCATGGGCGGCTTGGGGGCGGCAGTCATATCGCCCACGCGGCCAGCTGCTCATCCTCGTGCGGCAGGCGATACTCCGGCACACGGGTGCCACGTACGTACCGCTTCTCCCATGCGTAGCCGTGGTCGTGCGCCAGCTCATGCAGGCGTGCCCCGTATCGGGTGCCGGCCACCTCGAACAGGCGGTTGCCGCTGACCCACTCGCCACGGTGGACGCGCAGGAACGCCGCTAGGCGGGCTGTCGACGGCTTCATGGCTTCACCCCCTGCTTCTGCCAGTAGGCGCGCGCTGCGGCCCTCTCAGTGGCTCCCAGCGCCTTGTATTCGTCGGTCCCTGCCTTCGGTGGCAGGAGTTCCCCGCCCGACGCGGCCAGCACGTCCTCGAGGGTGGGTTGTGCCGGCTCCGGCGGTGGGGGGGAGGCCGCCGCCGGAGCCGTAGGCCCATCGGAACCGGACAAGACCGGGCTGCCCTCCGACTGGACCGTATCTGCGGGGAAGGCGGGGACCGAGCGACCCGCCTCCCCCTCGCCAGACGACGTGGGCACGCCCGCGCCTGGCGTTGTCATGCGCGCGATCATCTCTCGCAGCTGGTCGGCGGTGGCATGCTCCCCGACGGGAACGCCCACCGCATTCGCCAGCAGCGTCATGCGCGAATAGGTGATGCCGGGGATTGCCAGCAGCTCGTCGAGCAGTTGCTGCTCCTCGGCGCTGCGCTGCGGAGCAGGGCGGGTCGTGGCAGGCTGGTGAGCCGTACGCCTCCCAGCGGCCGGTGCCCGCTCGCCGCCCTGCTCCTGCTTATTGCGGACTTCCTCGCGTGAGGATAGCCCGCGCTTGACCTCGAATCCTAGTGCCGCGATGGCCCGCCCCCATGCCGATGTCTCGGCGTTCTCAATCTCGGAGCCGCGCGTGAACGGCGTGGAGCCGGGGATGTTCAGCGACGAGTGGCCGATGCCAGGGCGCAGGTCGTCGGCGCTGCGGTAGGCGTATGCCTTGACCGTCACGCGGTCCGGGGTCAGCTCGACGATGTCGGACTGAAGCGAGCCGTCCGGGTACGTGGCGTAGAACGCCTCGACCCGCTCGGCAACGGGGACGTAGTCGTCCATCTTGAAGTCGGTCATCGGGTAGCCTCCCTCACGGCCAGCGACAGCCTGCGAGCTTCCTCGCGGCGCCAGCCCTTCTCGTTGAGTTGGCGGTACAGGTCGATGGCGTTCTGCCCGCCGAGTTGCACGTCAGTGGCGAGTGCCAGCACGTCAATCTCAAGATGGGCAGGCACGCGGTGGACGTAGCCGTTGTATCGCTCATCCCTGCTGAGTTCGGCCATGCCCTCTTGGACGGTCACGTCCTCCCAGTTCTCCCGCGCGTTGCAGGGGTAGGACGGGTCCACGGCGGTCGACTTGACGGTGAGCGGCCCGAGTGCCTTCAGCCCCTGGCGCTCCATGCCCACGATGATGTCGTCACGGTTGGCCTTCAGTGCACGGTCGATGCGGAGCCGCACCTGTTGCAGGACGGCGTACGCGGCGGCGCGTTCGTCGAGCGTGACGGATGAATCGCCGAGGATGGCGAGCAATGCTTCATCGCGGTCGATACGAGTGAGGTCCGTAGTCATCGCAACCCCGCCCACGTCGTCCACTCGTCGAACGTAGCCTCGACCGGGTTCAGCACCTCGGCCTTGATGGGCGTCCACTCCGGGTGATCCTCGCGTGCCTGGTTCTGCGCGTCGCGTGGTCCCATGGCAGCGGCGACCGTGACCCATATGCGGCCCTCGTCGTCCCCTTCCATGAGGACGCGGTAGCGGTGCAGGGAGTAGTCCGAGTCGGCGCCGTTCAACGGCTGATGTCGTCCGCTCATGCGAACGGCTCCGACCCGTAGCGTTCCTTCCACAGAGTTCGACATGTGGGGCACACGTCCTCCTCTTCACGGGCAGGTCCGAGGCGCCAGCCATAGTTGCCCGCAGCTCGGACAAGTTCTGCGGAAGTCCTCCACGGTCCCAATGTTTCCTCGCAATCAGGACTGAGATTGAGGTCGCAAGTGACCTCCCAATACGTGGCCCTCACGTCGCGTACCCCGCCACGGCGATGACGAGGGCGTATCCCGCCACGACCAGCAGCAGGGCCACGGCGAGGGCACGCCAGAAGTCGCCGGGTGTCTCGTCGGGTTGGGTCACGGGGAACCTCCGATGCGGCTGGCCGCAGGTGTTGCAGCCCAGCCACTGCTCGCCGCGTCGCTTGGCTGCGGTGGCGTAGCCGCCGTGTGAGCCTCGCATGCAGCTATTCACGGCCAGCCTCGCGGGCGCAGCGCCCGATGAGTGTGATGCCAGCGTCGGGAGCCTGCCCTGCCGCCCAACAGCGGTTGGCGGGGGTCGCGTCGAACCCGACCACGACGGTGATGATGAGCGGCATGACGATGAGTCCGGCGACGACGACGACACCGCCCACGAATGCGAAGAATGCGGCTAATGGTGTCATGCTATTGTTCCCCTTCTGGAGCCCCTGCCTAGCGTTCACGCGCTGTGATGGCGGGGGCTTCGGCTATGCGATCTCGACAGACCGCTTGACGGTGATGTTGCGGGTCCGCATCCAATACAGGATGGTCCCGCGCTGCACGCGCAGCAGTTCCGCAGCGCGCGTCGGCGAGCCATCGGCAGCGATGAGCGCCCGCCGAACGATCTCCTCGGACAGGCCAGCGTGGACGGGAGGCTTGCGAGTCATGCCGCGTACTCTAGTACGCGCGCATATGGCGTGTCAACCCCCGCCCCGCGTTGTGGCTGGCGATCCCGCGGCTCATGCGGGCGACCAGTAACCCGTCACGGTCAGCACGTAGGTGATCGTATTGGCGGTCCGGTTGACGGTATAGTACAGCTTCGACCCACTTGACTGTTGCACCTTGCAGGTAAACGCCGCGTCCAGCGTGACGCCCGAGGCGATGCCAGCACGAGCAATAGCCGCCTCCTCGCCGTCGTTGTTGCCGTGCCACACCGCGAACCAGTTGCCGTTGTTCGGTGCCGCGTTGACGTTGATCTGGATGATTCCGGTCGCCAGCACGGCATCGGCAGGCACGGCCGCGATGGCGGGAGTCAAGGTACGCGCCACGGTGGACGTAGTGCTGGTGTTGAGGACCACTTCCTCGGGACTGACCGCCGTCCAGAACAGTCCGCCGGCTCCGGTTAGCCCGCTATGGTCAATGGCTGAGTGCTGAACCACTTAGGTGCTCCAATCGTGAACTAGGTCGTCGCCGTCCCAGACGAACACGTCTTCTCCATCGGTCACGGCTTCCCACTTGCGGGCGTCGTTGACCCACACCGAGCCGTTGTAGCGGAGGTCATCATCGAGCGTGGCCGACGAGATGGTCACGTCGGTCAGGTCATCGAGGTCCGAAGCCCCACCCGTCCCCAGCTCGGTGATGTTGGTCGAGCCCGAGTTGGTGTAGAGCGAGGTGAAGTTATCGACCAGGATGTTCCCGGCCAGCATCACGTTGTCGACGTTGGTGAGCTGGATCGCCGAACGGGCGGTGCCGTCGGTCGAGAAGACTGAGTTGGAGATAACGATGTGGTCCAGCGCCGCCACGTCCTCGGCGACGATGGAGATGGCCTTGCCGGTGTTGTTGGAATGCAGGCCAAACTGGTTGCCCGCAAGGATGATGTTGGAGAAGGTCGAAGTCCCGACCTGGGTGATGTTGATGCCGTGGCCGGTGATGTTCTCGATTGACGAGTTGGAGACCATCAGGATGATGGTGGCAATCGAGCCCGCCATTGCCACTTGGATACCGTCGCCGAAGAAGTGGGAGCGGCCGTTGATCTTGACGTTGGTGAGCTTCAACCCACCGCCGGACTCGAGGCGAATACCAGCCGTGGAGTTGACTCCCTCGGCGGTGATCCATGTGTCCGAGATGGACCCGTCCCCGCCGTCGGGAAGGTCGATGTGGCGGATCTTGAGGCCGTACGTGATCGGGCCGAGCAGATGGCAGCCCGCCATGCGCCACTCAGCGCCCTCTTGGATATCGACGTTGATGTAGAACCCTTCGACGCTGATGTTGCGGAACTGGCCGTGGTCGCCGTTGGCCGTAATCGCAATCCCCGCTCCCGCCGTGGGCGAGCCCTCCGAGTTCATGATCGCCAGCCCCTCGAAGGAGTAGCCGTGCGCCCCGATGGTGAAGGCGTTGGCGGTGTCCGAGGACTGCTTGACGCGGGAGGCGTAGGTTGAGAACGACGTACCGCCCGCCGCCATCCCGTCACCGAGGATGCGGCAGGCCACGGTGATCGTGGTCAAGGCCGAGGAGATGAGATAGTCGCCGGCCGGGAAGTACAGCACGCCCCGCCCCGCCGAGTTCAGCGCAGCGATGGCAGAGTTGATATCGGACGTGTCGTCGGTCGTCCCGTCCCCCGTTGCACCGTAGTCGGTGACGTTGAACCAGCCCAGCGGCACCCCGCCCGGTCCTGCGGCCCCGAGTTCCTGCAGCGCGGCCTCCACGTCGTTGCCGCTGAAGTAGGCGCCGGCGTCGGTGATGACGATGGCCGAGGCGGGGTGCGAGGTGCCTTCCTTGTGCAACTCGAGCGTGTCGTGGCCCTGCTTCGGCCCCACGCTGTACGGAGCCTCCTTGATGGGCCGGTCGAGCTGCATGCGAGCCCAGAACACGCCAGGTACCGGCGTCGTCCAGCGCAGCTGCGCGATGCGGCGCGGGACGTACTGGTCGTCGGCGTCGGGGATGGCGCGAGCCTTGATGTACAGGAGCTGCCCGTACTTGATGCACCCGACCTGCTCGCGGCCCAGCGGCCCGATGCTCACGTTGTAGGTGCGGTCCTCGCGCTTGATGCGCTCGTGGATGGCGGCGGCCAGCACGTCCGCCTTGCCGGACGTGTTGATGGCCGGGTCGTTGGTATAGAACGACTTCTCGGCGTGCCAGTACTCGTCGTGCGTGATGTCGTCATGCAGCGACACGTAGGCGCCGTCCTGCCCGTAGTACAGGCGCAGCCCGCACAGCAGGTCCAGCCCGTCCTCAGTCGACGACGGGCCGACGTCCCACTTCGGCGGGAACACGAGCGTCGTGCCGCCGCCACCAGTTCGGGTATAGCCCACCGCGATGGCGGACCAGTCTCGGTTGGGGCTGATTGCCACCGTCCACGGGTTCGTCCCGCCCTGCTCGGTGAGCTGCTGCGCGATCATGGCCTTGACGTTGTCACTGGTGCCGCTCACGCCCAGGGCGGCCACCATGCTGTCCCAGTCTCCGTCGGGGGTCAGCTCGCCAGAACCACCGAACACCGACGCACCCGCGATGACCACGTCCCCGGCCGGGGCGGTGATGGAGATGAGGCCGTTGATTGTCCCCGCGCCCGTCCCCACGTCAGGACTGCCCAGCGCCCCCGCGTACGACCATGCGCCGATGGCCCGCCCGCCCCACGGCGTACCGCTGATCTGCATGGCGTAACGGATGTAGTCACCAGACGACAGCGGGTTGGTGACGTTGCAGCGCCATATCTCGATGACGTCGTCAGCCGACGAGGCGGTGTTGATGTGGTAGGCGTCCAGCCCCCAAGTGTTGCCCTGCTCGTCGTAGATGCCGCCCGTCTTGAGTTTGTAGTTCCACGCCGCGACCAGAATGATCGTATCCCCGACTGCCACGTCGGCGGCCAGGGTGATCTCGACCCGCTCCTCCTCCGCTCCGGGCCAGTCGGGGTTGTCGGTGTTGAGTTCCGTGTTGGCGTTGGAGGCCGCCGAGCCGAGGAACGTGTCGGCGCCCGACGAACACACCCCTTCCATGCTCCACTCGGCAGGGCGGTCGCTGATGCTGATGCCCGCCGGGTACGTGGTCGAGTCCCAGGTGTCGTACCACAGCTCATCGTCGACGGTGACGAACACGTTCTTGTTGGCGAGCTGCGATATCTCTTGCAGCACCTCAAGCGGCGTGACGCCGTCGTAGGTCTTGGCGTCAAGGGTGATGGTGCTGCCCGATGCCACGTAGGTGTTGGATATGACGGTGGTCGGGCGCGGGTCGCCGTTGAGGTAGGTCGTGATGAGGGCGTTGACGCGGGCCACGTCGGTTTCCTCGGGCCGCACCCAGTCGTCGATGATGATGAGTTGCAAGTCCTCGTTGGAGTCGCCCGCCGTCATCACCAGCTCGCGCGCACGGTCCGCCTTCTGCCGCCCGCGTGAGTAGTCCTTGGTCCCCACCCGGCCCACCGCCATGCGGACCTCGTCACCGTCCGGCCCGTCCAGCCAGTACCAGCGCGACCCGCGCGAGATGCTGACGTTGTCCAGGCCCGAGGGCAGGTCGAGCGAGTTGCCGGTCTGGCCCTGCTCGTCGCGCATGGGGATGGTGGACGTGTTCGACTCGCCACGGAAGGCACGCCCGCCGGCTTCGACTTCCTCCCAGATGACGTGAACCGGCGAAGTGGCGTCGGTCAGGTCGGACTCGGGGGTTTCGTCCTCGCCCTGCTTGATGACGAACGAGCGGGCCACTAGATGCCCGCCGAGTTGGTCGACTCAGAGAAGCCCGTCGAGGTCCTCAGCACGGTGGAGCGGTACATCTGGTTGGCGATGACCGACACGCCCACCGTGTTGTTGACGTTCACGTTATTGCGGACGTCCACGTTGTGCGGCGTACGGGCCACCGCGTCGATGCGCGGGCCCAGCCCGCCTACCGCGCCTGAGACGCCGCGCGTCGCGTCAACGGACGTGAGGATGGCCGAACGCTCGTCCCGCGTGAGCGATTCGACCCGCTTCAGGGACTGCGCGACGGCGCCGTGGTTCCACAGGCGGTCGAACTCGGACCTGGTCATCTCGCCGCTCTTGACCTTCAGCCGGTCCGCTTCCATCTGCGCGTTGTTGTTGGTCGACCCCGACAGCATCAGCGGCAGCGCCGCGAGGCCCGCCACGAGGGGCAGCTTGCTCGCTGGCCCCTTGCCGCCGCCCGGTCCACCCGTAGGACCGTTGACATTGACGACGCCGGCCTGGACCGTCATCAGCCCGAGCTTCTGCGTGATCCACTTGCCGAGTCCGGTCGTCACGCCTCCGAGAATCCCACCCAGCGCCCCGCCGGTGAGCTTGTTCAGCCCCCAGCCGGTGAGGACGGCGGTCTGCACCCACGGCGGCAGGCCCATGAACGCGTCGAGCAGCGCCTTGGAGCCGGTGCCCAGCAGGCGCGCGGCGTTGCCGATGGACTCCCACGGCAGCCCGCCCACGGTGGAGGCGATGCCACCGATGTCGGCCGAGATGCCCGAGAAGTCGCCGCTGGTCAGGGCGTCCATGCCCTGCTCCAGCAGGGCCACCCCGCGCTCCAAGTTGGCGTCGGTGAACAGGCCGGCGATGGACTCGCCCAGCTGCTCGGCGCCTTGGAGGACGCGGTCGGAGCCGAGGAAGTCGATGAGCTTGTCGCGCACCCGGTCGATGGCCGGGAGCAGCGGGCCGGCGAGTGCCTTCTGTACGTCCTCGATGCGGTCGGCCAGTGCCGCCTGCTTGCCGGCTGCGGTGTCACCCGCCGCCGCGAAGCGGCCACCGTACAGGTCGGCCAGCCGGTCGAGGATGATCTCCTGCGCTCCCAGCATGTCGCCGGATTCTTGGAGCGCCTTGATCTCTTCCTTCTGCTGGTCGGTGAACGTCGCGCCACGCTTCTCCAGCCGCGACAGCCCCTTGGCCGGGTCGTTCAGCGCACGCCCGAGGGTCGTGACGATGCCTTGCAGGCCCTCCGGCCCACCGCCGAGCGCCTCGTTCATGTTCAATGCGGCCTCGAGCGTCGGCTCGAAGGCCTTGTCTCGGATGTTGGTGAACGTCAGCAGCAGGTTGGCGCCGGACTGGATGACCTTGTCGTCGATGGTGGCGTTGAGGTTCTCGTACTCCTCGGACATCTCGCGGATGCCCTCGGCCGTCTGCCCGCTGATGCCGTTCGTGGACTTGAGTACGGTCTGGGTGGCGACCGTGACGTTCTCAAGCTCGTTCAGCGCATCGACGCCCTTCTTGACGTTGACCACCAGCAAGCCGACGCCCGCCACGGCTCCGACCACGCCGATCTTGGCGAGGTTGGTCAGCCCACGGTTGACGCCCTGGCCGGCCAGCGCCGCGTTGCGCTGCATGCCCGACAGGCGCTTCTCGAACCCGCCGATGGCTCCCTCGGCCTTGCCCAGGGGCTTGCTGAACTTGTCTTGCAGCTCGAGGGCTGCGATGAGCTTCGCAGTCTCAGCGGTTGCCACGGCTCACCCCTTCACGCTGACGCGCAGGCGGCGCATGGCAGCGTCCTCCGAGGTCGCCTGGTTGGCGGCCTGCTGGCGCCACTTCGTGCCCACCTGTCGGTCGGCGATGACCTGCAACCGCCATCGCGCTAGCTCGAAGTCGTCGCGGTGACGGCCATCTCCGTAGTGGTAGTCGAGGACTGCTTCGATGGCCGGTGCCGTTTCGTCCCGCCACCATTGCGGATCACTGACGTCGGTCCGCCTGTCGTTGTGGAGGGCGACGAGTTGGCAACCCTGTTCACTAAAGGGACCACGTACCGGGTGGCGTACAGGTCATCGGCCTTGTCGGCGGCCACGGTGCTGCGCTCGAAGTCACTGAGCAGCTGGTCGCGGATGGACTCGGGCGTGACCGGGATGGCCTTGCCCGTCTCGTCGACGAGGTTCCACGACTCAACCCCGACCAGCAGATACGCCTCGCCGAGGATGCCGGTCACGGCGGGGCCACTCAGCCCCGAGTTGCTGGCCGCGATGATGGACGATTGGAGTTGGACGCCAGCCGCCAGCCCGAGCTTCTCGCGCAGGTTGACGACGTCGCCCTCCTCATGGGGCGCGCCCGGACAGGCGCACGGTCCGATACGGACCGCCACGGTTGGCGACTGCATGGCTACAGCGACGCAGTCGCGAGAGTGTTGACCAGGACCGAACGGAAGGCGTAGCCGAGAGTCGAGTGGTAGAACGCCCGACCGACCAGCGTGACGGTCGTGTTGTTCCCGATGGCGCCGTCCTCGCGGGTGTAGTAGCGCAGCGGCATCCGCAGCTGCCACGAGTAGGGGATGTCCGGCGAGCCGGCCGTCTGGGCGAAGGCGGTCGACGTGAACTCGATCTCGACGAAGCGGTTGACCGCCGTCTCGCTGAACCATGCGTCCGACTCCGACCCGACGCCGACCGTGTCGGCCGTCTTGGCGAACTGCATGGACAGCTCGATGGAGCGGGGCCCGACGCCGTAGCCCGACAGGTCGAAGCCGTTGCCGTTGGCAAGGCGCTTGAGGTCGAGTTCGCGGCTGATGGTCAGGGTGAACGAGTGCAGCGCATCCGAGATGGCCGTGGTCCCGATGTCACCGTGCGCCGAGTCGATGGACAGCACCGCGTTGCCGAGATAGACCGGCACGCCTTCGCTGTCCACGCTGAGGGCGGCGGTGGGCACCGACGGGGTGGGTTGCAGGCCCGACTCGGTCGAGCCCTCGTAGCGCACCATGCCGAAGCGCCAGGCCAGGTCAGCCGACAGCGCGCCTAGGCCCTCAGGGCCGGTGATGGTCAGCGACTCGAGCAGGCCGTCGCCGAACTGGAACCAGTCGTTGGGCTTGCCACCCGTGCCGTCGAGGTCGTCGCCGAACTCGTACGTGTACAGGTCCAGCTCGTCGGCAGTGAGGGAGGCGGGCTGGTGGGTCCACGTCTTTGCCGTGCCAGCACCGACCGCGTCGACGTCGTCGCCCAGCATGGCCGACAGCATCAGCGGGATGTCGTTGTAGTACAGGGCCGGCGCGTTGTGCGCGGCGGTCAGGTTCTCGGCCTCGCGGTACGGGGCCACGATGGGGTCGAGCGATCCCGCATCCACCTCGGGGTCGGTCCATGCGAGGTCGGTGTCGGGAACGCCCGTGAACGGATACCTCCGCACGGCGGCGACCGGCGTGGCGAACGCCGTCTGCCGTGCGAACTGGTGGGCTCGCAGCTTGACGAGGCCCGGAGTCGCGGCGACTGTCACTGGTAGATCCTCCGGTATGTACGGGACACGATTGGGACGCCGGCTGCGTACTGTCCCGCAGCCATGGACACGCTAGAGGGCACTGAACTGGCCCTCGGTCGAGAGGAGGAAGGTCGTCGAGTAGTACGGCAGGGCCGTGTCGGCGGGCATCCACTCGGGCACCCAGCCGTCGTCGTCGTTGGACTCGACCGGCAGGGTCAGGGTGGCGCCTCCGGCAGCATGCTTGTTGTCGATGACGTACTGCCAGAAGCCGTCGATGAGGGCGTCGTTGGCCTCCACCACGTCACCCCGAGCCACCAGGCCACGGACGAAGCGGATGAGGATCTGCCAGTTCGGCATGACCACCGCTCCGGTGTAGGTAACGTCGCCGGTGTTGATGGACTCCACGAACGCAGCTGGCGGGTGCAGCGACATCGGGCGGGTCGGGAAGGTCTGCATCAGGTCGCCGTCGTTGGCGGCCTTATAGCCGTCCAGCAGGAGCATGGCAGCCGTGCGGGCTTCGACACGGTTCATGCCGCCTGGTTCCACTGGCGGATGAGTTCTTCGGCCATCGGGTTCTTGCGTAGCGCCTCGGATGCGGCGCGCTTGGCGAAGTCGCTCTTGCCGTGGCCGGGATGCTTGACGCGCTTGGCGAAGCGAGGCTGCCCCGCGACGTTGAACTTGACCGCCCGCATCTTCTTCGGTCGGATGTCGTGCGCCTTCGAGCCCGCCATGAGGATGCGAGCCTGGTAGGCGGCCTGCACCGTGGCGCGCTTCATCGAGGCGTTCTTGCGGCGGATGGAGCGTTCGGTCTTGCCGGTGTCCTTCGGGACGTAGCGCTTCGCCAGCTTGACGGTGTCGTCCGCCCAGCGCCGACCGACCGGCTTGAACACGGTCTTGATGGCCTTCATGCGGCGGCGCAGCTCGCGCCCGCCCTTGAGGGTTGCCATCAGGCGATGGCGAACCGGCGCCGGTGGCCCTTGAGGAGCCGCTGGTACGCCGGGTCCGCCGCCGCTTCGATGGGGATGTTGGCTTCGGCCGGTGCCTTGGCGATACGCACCGCCAGCAGCATGGCCGCTCGAGCGAGGGAGTAGTCCGGCGCGTCGCTCGCGTCGTCCCAGTCCCCCACGTCGAGCTTGACCTGTTCGATGGCGGCCTGGCGCACGCCTTCGAGGTGCTGGTCGCCGTCCCAGTCGTCGCTCGTGACGTCCAGGACTTGCTTCAGCGCCGCGAGGGTGGGCCAGGCCGCCGCCATCGTCAGCTACCGGCTAGCTGGCGACGTTGTAGAGGGTGAACGCCTCGGGATACCAGGGGGCGTGCCACACCATGCCCACCAGCGCCACGTCGCGTCCGGCCTTGCTCGGCACGTCCACTTGAAGGGTATACGTCCCATCCTCGGCCCACGCGAAGCCGTCGGACGGTCCGACGATGGCGTACGCGCCCTTGGCGTCGAGGGCGGGCACGTGGACCGCTCGCAGACCCTGAATCGTCCCGCCCACCCCGCCGGGGACCGAGAAGTCCGCCGTGAGGTTGCCGTACAGCGGGGCGTTGGTGCCGCTCGCCTTGGCGTCGATGAACTCCGCCACGGCCTCGCTCGACATCCAGATGGTGTCCGGTCCGCGCCGGATGGCGTTGAACGACGTCTGGAATGCCGCGCCGAGGGCGAGGGCCGCCGGGTTGAGTGCGATGGCCGGCTCCGGCCCGCCGTCGTTGATGGCGGCGATGAGGGCCAGCACTGCGGCCTCCTCCGTCTCGATGGCGTACGCCTCGGCCAGCAGCCGCAGGTACAGCTCGAGGAACGAGGGGTCCGACCGCTTCAGCAGCTGGATGGAGATGTCACCGACGCCGCCGTACGTCTGCACGTTGAACGACTCGGTCGTGATGCTCGTCTCACCGGACGAGAGTTCGTCCTTCTCTGCCGTCTGCCGCGCCACGGTGGGGCGGGTGACGATCTTCGGGACCACGAGCTGCATGCCCGACTCGGGTGTCGGGATTCGCTCGGTCGTCGCCATGAACGGCCGCCGGGGGTCGATCACGCCGATGATGCGGTCGCTGAATGCGTCCGGCACGACGCCCGCGTTGTCGGTCGTGACCAGCTCCGCCACGATGCGGTACTGCTCCGACGTGGGCGGGATGCGCTCGCCGGTCAGCAGGCGCAGGGCCGTGTCGGTCCACTGGCCCATGCTGAACTCGGCCTTCTTCTCGGGTGCGGCCGGGACGGTGAACTGCGACCGGGTCCGCTCCTCCATGCGCTCCAGGCGCCCGACGATGTCCTCGATGGGCTTGTTGACATGGTGGGCGAACTGCGACAGGAGCGACATCTCCTGTTGGCTGCGCGCCGCATGGACCTCCTCGAGACGAACCGGCTCGTCCGGCTTCTCGTCGACTGCGGGTGCCCCGGTGGCCGGGGCGCTTTCCTCTGCCACTGGGGCATCCTCCTCTTGGGACCGCACCGCGAGGACTTGTGCCCCCGCATATGCCGGTCGGTACGTGGGCGACAGCGCGCGAAGGTCAGCGAACTCGACGGAGTTCATGCGCCGACCGTTGTGCGTTGACGTGCGGAATCGGCGCTTGCTGCCCATCTCGATGGACACGCCACGGACGACGCCCTCGTCGGCGAGGGCCAGAATCTCGTCGCCGCTGGCCGTCCGAGCCACGCGGAAGGTGGCGTAGGCGCCGTCCTCGCGTTCCTCGATGGTCAGGGCTTTCCCGGTGGGGTGACGGGTGGGGACGATGTTGCCGCCCTGGCCCATGCCGAGATGCACCTCATGCTCGAGGCCCATCAGCAGGACGTCGTCGGGATTCGTCCCCGCGAACGCCCCGCGCACGATTGTCTCGGGGCCGTCGTTGGTTTCAATGACCGTGTCGAACGGGGCGATGCGGACGTCGATCTCGCGCTTCGCCAGGTTGCGGACGGCGACCTCGGCGACCGGGATGCTGAGGTTGGTCAGCTCCTCGTCGCTCACTGGTTGGCCGCCAGTCGCTCCTCGAGCTCCTCGCGCGTGCCGGCTGCGTTCAGCCCTGCGGCCTTGGCCTGCGCCTGAAGGTCGCGGTACGAGGGAGCGTCGCCCACGTCCTCGGGTGCCTCGGGTGGCGCGTCACTGGGAAGCGTGTCGTCCCCGTTGCCGGGAGCGTTGCGGAGATCGCGGACTGCGGCGACCTTGCGGTAGAAGCGTCGTGCCATAGGTAAAGCCTCCTAGCCGTGGGGCTCGAAGGCTCTCGTCGATGTACGGCGGGCTCGATGGCCCTTGCGCCGTCAGTGATTCGATTGCGTATGGGGACCGTACCACACCCACGCAAGTGTGGCGTGCTTACTTACGCGAGATTTCCATAGGTTGTGTCATACGGACGTCGCAGTACGCTTCCACGGCTTGCCGAATAACATCTGAACGTGACGACTGCGCGGCGACCGACATGCGTTCTAACTTGCCTAGCAGCACACTCGACATGCGCACGGTGACAATCTCGCCCGCCGGATCGAACTCGCCACGCGTATCTCGCGCTCGTACTCCTCGGATTCGGCCCGCTTCCCGGCTGTCCTGAGCATTGTCCCAAGGCGTACCGAGATACAGATGGTCCGGCCGGACGCAGCGTGGGACATCGCAACGATGGAGTACCCACTTACCGTCAGGGAGTGGACCGTGCGCCAGTTCCCAACTGACGCGATGAGCCATTTCGGGGTGATGGGACTTGCCCCGGAACTGACCGTATCCCTGACTCCCGGTCACCGCTCCCTGCCACAGCCAGCAGGCGCCATCGGTCTTGACCTTCGCCCAAAACCGTTCTTCCAACGTACGCATATCCGGCCTCACAACAAACGGCCGCCAGTGGGTTCAGCACTGACGACCGTTCAATGATGTTACCCGCTGAACCCAGGCGGCCTCATTCTACCCGTCAACCGATATCGGCGCGCACCGTGTCGCTCGACTCCACCACCACCCGAACGGGCTGCCCGTCGCTCATCTCAACCGACAGCGGAGCATCCGGCACGACCACCGCGCCCATGCCATCGGAGTCGATGGCCGCGCCAAGGCCGGCGAACGCCACCGTCACCGATGGCCGGTACATGGTCGTGGTCAGGGTCGCCGGTCCAGGCCGGTAGGTGCCGGCGCTGTCGAGCTCGACCGAAGGCGCGAACGTCGTCAGGGTCAGGGCCGCCGTCGTGGGCGTGACGCTGGTGTTGGCCGTGGCCGTGACGGTCGGGGCGAACGTGGACAGGGTGAGCGCCACAACGCCCGGCGTGACGAGCTGGTGCTGCGTGACCGCGACCGTCGGCGCGAAGGTGGAGGTCGTCAGGCTCGCCACGTCCGGCGACACGCGAATCGACACCGAGATGGTCGGCGCGAACGTAGAGGTCGACAGGCTGGCGGTCGCCGGTGTGACGCTCTTGTGGTCCGACGCCGTGACCGTGGGCGAGAATGTCACCGTGCTGAGAGCCGTGGTGGTCGGCGTGACGAGCTGGTGATCGGTGGCGACCACCGTCGGGGCGAACGTCGCGGTCGACAGGCTCGCGGTGGTTGGTGTGACCGTGACGTGAGCCGTCGCCGTCACCGTCGGAGCGAACGTCGCGGTGGTCAGGCTTGCGGTGTCGGGCGTGACGAGCTGGTTCTGGGTCGCGCTCACCGTCGGCGCGAACGTAGAGGTCGACAGTGAGGCGGTGGCAGGCGTCGCCAGGACCGGCGTCGTCACCGTGGGAGCAAAGGTGGCAGTCGTCAGCGAGGCCGTGGTGGGGGTGACGGTCTGGTGTGCGGTGGCGGTGACGGTAGGCGCGAACGTCGCGGTGGTCAGGCTCGCGGTCGTGGGGGTGACACTGACGTTGTTCGGCACCGTCACGGTCGGCGCGAAGGTGGCGGTCGCCAGGCTCGCCGTGGTCGGGGTCACGGACTGCGGAGCAGCTGCCGCCACCCGCAGGCGGATGAAGCCGGTGACGCCCGTCTCGGCCGCCGCCTGGGTGCCAGTGCAGACCGGAGCGGCCGATGCAGTGCCCGACGTGACCGACCGATAGGCCGAGGTGCCGGCCATGTCGTCCGACGTGCCCGACGCGATGGGCGTGGCCGGGAACACCGTCACCGCCGCGAGCGTGGCGCTGGTGGCCGTCCAGGTCGGGACGGTCAGGGCCGAGTCGTCGCGGGTGGTGTGCGTCACGATGCCGAAGTCGCCGGCGGTGATGCCGGGGTTGGCGCCCATCGTCACGCTGATGGACGTGGCGTTGTTGGTGGCAGCTTGGACGATGGCGGGCACGTTCCACGTCTCGCCTGCGCCCTTGGTGAAGCACAGCGCCACCGCGATGCCGGGGGTGGAGGTCTGGGAGCCGCCCCACGTCACGACTGGGTTCGTCTCCGCTCCCGACGTAGCCTCGCGCCAGAAGATGGCTTGCGTCACCGACCCAACGCCGACGCCCGAGGCGGTGGTGCCGTCGGCGAACGACGCCGCCTTATGCCAGCCGCTGGCCGGGGTCGTGACCTGGAGGTTGAGGCTGGCGGGCGTAGCCGACTTGCACGCCGCGATGAGGACGAGGATGTTCCCCGCCGCGTGTGACGGCAGGGTGACGGTCTGCGTTGTTGCGTTGACGGCAGCCCATGCGCCGGCAGCGCCAGCGCCGATTGCCATGCGTTAGGCCAGCGTAAAGATGCCGCTCGCGTGAAGTGCGACGGTGAGGGTGTTGCCGTTGGTGGCGGTCACGTCGGCCGGGGTGGAGTCGAGCAGGCAGTAGCACAGCACGTTACCGCCGGACTCGTAGATGACCGCGAAGCGGGCCACGATGGACCCGCCGGAGGCCGTCCACACCGCATCGGCGGGGTCGTCGACCGTGACGGTGGTCGTGCCCGACAGGGTGAGCGCCCCGAGCGAGAAGCCGCCCGTGGTGTAGCCGTTGGCGTTGGCGTGTTCGTTGGTGACGCCCGCGTAGGTGGTCGAGGCGGCGCCAATGTTCGAGGTCGACAGGAACAGCGCCATGAGGAAGGTGTTGGTGTCGAGGTCGAAGTCTCCGTTGAGCAAGCTCGTCCTGCTCGCGTTGGTGAATGTCCAGGCTCCTGCGGCCATCGGTATCTCCTGCTGCTTACTCGGGGATGGTCACGTCAGGCGTCACGACGAACAACCCACGCAGCGGCGTCTTGACCGTTCCGTCGGCGAGCGTCACCTGGACGTCGTAGCGGTGGGCGCGTCGATAGTCCGAGGCGCCGTTGGTGTCGTCGGGGTCCACGGTGATGACGGCCACGCCCGTCTCGGGGTCCGCCACCGTGATGCCATCCCCCACGCTCTTGTCGAACAGGTCGCCCACCGTGAAGTCCACTGCGGCGTCGGTCAGGTCATACGGGTCGCCGGCGTCGTCGGTCATGGTCACGGTGAACGTGCGCGTGTCGCCGCGCGTCATGGTCAGCTGGTTCTGGTTCATGCCGCCACCACCATTGCTCCGCATCGCTGGCACTTGATCTCGGCCGCGCCGGCCACCCTGCCCGCCAGCCGCCCGCACTTGCCGCAGCGCAGCTCCTCGAGCGCCGAACGGCTGGCCAGAAGCTGCCGGTCGGCCGCTACCAGCGACGGGATGGCCTGCGGTGGCGCGAACGGCACCGGCGCATATTCCGAGCTGCCGGGCTCGAGCCCTTCCTTCTGGCGCGCCTCCTCCGGGGTCAGGAACCCTGCGTCGATGCCAGTCGCATACGACTCATAGCGCGTCTTGACGTCCGAGCGCAGCATGCGGTCGTAGCTGAACTGCGCCGTCCACGAGCGGGGCAGCAGGTCCGACAGGTCCTGCTCGACCGGCTCGGCGAACACCGGACCCAGACAGCGGGCCTGGAACTCCTTCCAGATGCCCTCGTCGTTGCGGTAGGTCAGCGACGACCCGGCCGACTGGTACTCGATGAGGGCGCCGGGGATGTTGAACATGCGGGCCACCTCGCCCACGTTGTACTGGCGCGTTTCGGTCAGCTGCGCGCGCTCGGGGTCGAACGGTGACTCCGTCATGGTCACGCCGCGCCCCAGCCAGCGCGGCAGGTTGGGCGGCTTCTCCAGCCACTGCTTGTCGAGCTGCACCAGCTCGTCGGGCGTGAGCATCTCGTCGGTGGTGCCGATCATGGACGGGATGGAGCCGCCGTAGAAGTTTGCCGCCCACTCCTCGGCTTCGACCGCCACCGACACCGCCGCGCCGGCCTTCTGCAACGGCCCCACGCCCCTGAGCCCCGAATGGTCGGGGAACCAGAAGTCGCTGATCATGTCGCGGTTGGGGATGATGCGGTCGTTCCACCGGATCGTGGGTTGCAGGCGGTTGTTGTCGTTCTGCTCGACCTGCACCTCCCACGGTGGGACCGGGAACAGGCTCATGGGCGTGTCGTCGATGGGGTCGCGCGCCGCCACCCACCACCAGCGCTCGCCGCGCGTGGCCTTGTAGAAGGCCGACAGGAACCAGAACCACTGCGGCCGGCTGAACGGGTTGGGCCGCACCAGGATGCGCGGCCGGTCCGCGCTGGCAACCTTGACCTCGTTGCGGTAGGCGTCCATGGTCAGGGTGCCCATGGTGCCGGCGATGAGGGTCACGGCGCTGAAGATGGCGGGCACACTCAGGGCGTCGTCGACACTTGCACCGCGATACGCGCCCAGTGGGCGGTGGCGATTGCGGATAATCGCCATCTGCTCCTCGAAGGATGGGAACTCAGAGGCGTGGCGCGCCTGCACGTCGACGGGGCCGATGCCGTCGAGGAACATGGCGCCCAGCTGCGACAGAAGCGACATCAGCCAATCCTCGGAATGCTGCGCGGAGCCGCCGCCTGCCACACCGCTCGGATGGCAGCCAGCACGGCAGTTACTGAGCGCTCATGCGTGGCAGGCACGGCCAACCATGCTCCGGAGTCGTGCGGCTTGCGGGCGGTCCAGGTCAGGTCGTCGGTGACGTGCGTCGCGCCATCCCATGCCAGCCGGCCGGACAGGACGATGCGGGCGAAGTGTTCGGAGGCGTTGGCGAACTCCTTGCCATCGAGGGCTTCGGCGCTCGGGACGTGGCGAGCCAGATCCTTGTCGGTCCACGACGCGTAGGATACCTTGCGCGCGTTGTGCTTCTGCACCAATGCGCTAAGGTCCGCGCCGAGGGCGGGCAGGTCGATGGGGTCGCCCACCGCCTCCAGCAGCTCCACCAGCGCGATGCGGCCATCGGTCATCTGCCACGCCATCGCCGCCGATGCCCTGCGGCCGGAGGGGTCGACGTTGAACGCCACCGCCGGCCGGATGGGCTCCGACTCGATGGTGGTACGGCACTGCATCCATGCCGCGTCACCCACCAGGCGCGGCTGCATGGACGCCACCCAGCGGCACAGGTGTTCCGTCTCGAATGTGGCCGGCGGGAGCGTGCTGAACGCCGTCTCGAGCGATGACATCTTGAGGAAGTGCCCCAGCGCCGGGTTGGCCTCGGCCCAGCCGGCGCGGTCGTCGATGCTGCGGTCCGCCGCCGCGCTCCACTCCAGGTACGCCAGCCCGCCCTCGGCATCCTCGCCACGGCGCTTGAGGTCGTTCAGCACCACCGACGCGTCCGAACCGGCATTGCTCAAGTAGATGGTCTGAGGGTCCGGCGACGCGGTCAGGGTCGGCGAAGCGGCGGCGATGATGTCGAAGTCCTCGAACTCGCGTAGCTCGTCGAAGATGAGCGTGTCGGCGCCCAACCCACGAGCGCCCCGCTTCGGTGCCACGATGAGGTACTCGCCGCCGTTGCGCATGATGATCTGCTCCTGCCCGTTGGCGTAGCGGATGGAGCCGATCTCGTCGGCGCGTAGCGAGTGGGCCACCCGCATGAACACCCGGCGCGGCAGGGTCCGGTTCTGCGCGGTGTGCAGGACGTGCTTGCCGGCGCGCAGGTCCATCACGATGCGCGGCACGAGAATCTCGGTCTTGCCGTTACGGCGCGACTCGATGATGGCGACCTCGCGGAACAGCCAGCCGTCGGGCCCGGTGGCGGTGAGGTAGCGGCAGGCCGTGTCCTGGGCCGGGATGAGCTTGATGCCCACGTCGGCGGCCACCGCCCGCAGCTCGGCGATACGCGACTTGGCGGGCATGGGAGGAGCAAGGCGCGGGGTCTGCACCCCGACCAGTGCCTTCGGTTGGGTAGGGGCGGATACGGTCACGTATCGGACGGCTTTCGGGAGTAATCGGCGACTACGGGCGTCCACGGTGAGGTAAGGGGAGGTATTTTGCGGAG